ATACTTTGATGAATACTTACAAACATATTTAACAATACTAGAACAGGCAATGGTTGTTCAGAATCTTTATGGCTTGGTGAAGACAAGAAAGGAAAAATATTTAGTTACTTCTGATCAAGAAATTAAGAATGCCATTTTTTATATTAAATTTGTTCCAATACTATACAAAAATACATTTTCAAGATTCATATGTTATGTTTTGGTAAGCTTTTTATCTGTGTTTTTAATAAACCATTTTGAATTAATCAAAGTTGTTTTAGACATTATAAGGCTGATTAAAATATAAATTGATATGATAAATTCAAAACAAATATTTAATGACATGTCTATCTCCTATTTCAATGAAAATGGTGAAATAGACTTGGTTAATATTCCAATTTCAGATAGTGAAAAATTTGTTTGGGAGGAAGCAGGATTAGATGATAGATACAAACATCCTACTATAACATCTCAATTTGATAGACCCGTAAAAAAGATACGTAAAAATTATCTAACAAAATACAGGCAATACGAATATATAAATAATTTACCACAGCATTTACAGGACAAAATATTTTCAGATAACAAGCCAAAGAAATGGTTTTGGGATATAGAAACAGAAACTGTTAATGGTGTGTATACCGAGGCATCCAATCCTATTGGTAGAATATTACTCCATACTATTTGTGATGAATATGGAAATGGTACTATATTTGGGATGAAGGAATTGACGGGTGAGCAATTAAAAAGAATTGAAATAAAATTAAACGCTCATTTATCTAAAATATTGGATAAAAAAATAGTTAAACAAGTAAATCTAAAATACCGTCAATACAAAGATGAATACTCCATGAATTGCGATTTTGCCGTAAACTATATGAGCAAAATGTCTGTAATATTCGGTTGGAATGTTTTAAAATTTGATGCACAATATTATTTTAATAGGTGTAAAAGAACAGGTATTGATTATGCAAAAATTATATCACCTGTAGGAAAAACATTTTCTCATTCGCTTTCTGATAAATACAACAAAGAAAATAAAATAATATTAGATTTACCATTGCATAGACCAATTATTGATTATATGCAAATATTTGAATTCTTTGACCAATCTGTTGCGTATAAAACATCTATGTCATTAGGGTTTATTTCGAATGAGGTATTGGGTGTTACCAAAATTGAATACAATGGAAACTTACAAGATTTATACGACACAGATTTTGAGAAATTTTGCTTTTATGGTATAACTGATGCTTTTCTTGTAGAAATGATTGACAAGAAAACCGATATATTTTCCTTGATGCAAACTATAACCAACATTGGAAAGGTTGATTTACTTTTGGGAACATCGGTTTCAATTATAATAGAATCAATCTTTAGTGATTATTATTACAAAACTTACAATAAGGTATTTATAAAAGAAGAAAACATAAAAGAAGGCTATGCGGGTGCTTTTGTTGTTGAGCCAACAATAGGCTTATATGAATACATTGGCATTTATGACTTCGAAAGTCTTTATCCATCCATAATGCAATTCCTAAATGTTGGTCTTGATACTTATATAGGTCAAACATATGACGATAAAACAACCGTTGTTACAAAAACAGGTGAGCAAATACCATATGATAAAAACACTATGATACGTGCTAACAATGGTGTAGTATATACAAGTGAAAAAGATGGATGTGTTAGAACTGTCATAGACAACTTGTTTACAAAGCGTGTTAAGGCAAAATATGCTAATCATGATATTGCTCATGATATAGAAGAACTTAAAAAATTAATAGCTTAAAAATAAATATTATGGAAGGTGAAAAATTAATAGTAGATGTAATTAAAAGTAGAATACTTGTTAAAATTGAAGAACAAATTGAACAAACCGAAAGCGGATTGATAGCTATAAAAATTGATGATACAGACCAAACTCTTGGTGAAATTGTCGGTGTAGGTGAAAGTGTAGGTGAAAATACTGTTGTTGGTAAAAGAGTAATGTTTAATAGATTTTCAGGTACTCAGTTAACTATCGAAAGCAAAAAATATAGGGTTATGGAAGAGGGTGATATTTTATTAATCATAACCAAAAAATAGCCCTCTGCTGCAGACGATATACTTTCCTTTAATTTAAATCATTTTCATAATACTAACATAACAAAAATATATAAAATTTAAAAAAATGAATGACAAAGTACAAATAAAAACAGGTGCTGAGGCAAGAGATACGATACTTTATGGTGCAAAACAATTATGTGATATTGTATCATCTACACTAGGTCCTGGAGGCAAAAACGTATTACTCAAGCATTTAAATGAAAGAATCATACAATCCACAAAAGATGGTGTCACTGTTGCTAAATTTATAGAACTTGAAAATGAATGGGAAAACATAGGGTGTAACCTGCTCAAGCAATCATCAATGAGAACGGCATTAAATGCGGGTGATGGCACTACATCTACGGTTGTGTTTGCTTATGCACTTATGAAAGAGATAAATGAATTTTTGAAATCAAATCCTGATTTTAATGTTCATAAACTCCGTGATGATTTAAACAAATCAAAGGATTTGATGATTGAATATATTAAGGATCATTCAATAATTTCAAAAACAAATAAGGATATTAGAAACATTGCCATGATTTCTACAAATGGAGATGTTAGAATATCCGATTTGATTGCATCGGCATATGATAAATTCGGAAATGAACATGGAACTATAATGGTTGAACCATCACCATCAACTGAAACATCAATAACTATACAAAGCGGGATTAAAATAGCTTCGGGATATTCTAGTTATATGTTCATGACAGATGTTAATAAGATGATTTCTGAGCTAACAGATTGTGGTATAATTATAACAGACCACAACATTTCAAAAGGCTCTGATATGTTAAAAATTCTTAGTATAGCCAATACCAATTATAAATCATTACTTATAATTGGTGAGAATATTGAGGGTGAAGCTGTTCAGACTATGATTGCCAATCATATGAGCCAAAAGATGAAAATATGTTTGATAAAACCAACATTTTACGGTGAAAGAAGAAAAGATTATTTGTCAATGATTGCATCCGCTACATTAGCAACACCTTTTTATATTGAGTCTGGTACTAAGCTAGCTGAATTCAGTTCTAAGTTTATTGGCTCTGCTCAAAAAATTGTAGTGAGTAAAGATGAAACAAATATTCAAATATATGACATTAATAAGCCTAATCTTGATACAAAAATTTGTCAAATAGAGGAAAATATAAAGTCTATGATTGAAACAGGTTCACCCGAAGAGAATGAGGCTATTCAATGGAAACGTAATTTGCTATCTTTTGCAAAGGGAAATATAGCTACGATTAAAATCGGTGGTAATTCCGATACAGAAATTTATGAGGTAAAGGATAGAATTGATGATGCAATAGCTGCCGTTAAATCATCTATTGAGGAAGGTGTATCGGTTGGTGCGGGTGCATCATACATAAAGGCTGCTTATCAATTACCACCTTATTCAATTTCAGGCAATTTGATTAAGTCGGCATCGGAATCAATAAAAAGAAAATTGTTAAGCAACTTGTGTATTTCCGATATTGATAAGCTGATTATAGATGACATATTAGATGACAATAATGGTATTAATATGTATGGTGAATTAGCAAACCTTGTCGAGGATGGTATTATCGACCCAACAAAAGTAATAAGGAATTGTATAGAAAATGCTATTTCCGTAGCTACAATGTTTTTACTTACCGACAATATAGCGATGAAAGTCGAGGACATCTTAATATAACCAAAATTTTCGGCACTATAGTTCAATACTCATTAGAACGGCTAGCTAGGGAAGTGTGATTGATACCCGAACCTAGCAGAATTCAATAAGTCACGATATATAGAATTTTTATCATGGTATGAAATCCATGTAGTGTTGAAAATCTTTGGTTTGTAACGGTATAAAATATTTTGAATTTTTGAAAACTATTGTATAATTAAAAAACTATTGAAATGAGTGAAAAAATTGAACAAACTGAAAATTTTGAATTTGGCGGAATTTTTGCGGTAACAGCAGAAAATTTTGAACAACCAACATCAAGCAATTTTAATGAGGATTTTTTGGCATTAAAACTTGACGATGAAAAGGTAAAAGATGGTCGCTATGTAGTAACAGGCAGATTAGTTCCCGATGTTAATTGTGGAGAAATCAGGCGTGACCGTGTTACCAAACATATGTATTATCTTCCTGACCCAAATGACCCTAAAGCCCGAATTTATGTAGATGCACCAAGTAATAATCCTAAACTCAAGGATTTAGCTACTGCAGCATATATGAAGCATGTGTACGATAAAGGTAAGAATTACGACCAAAACACCCCAATACAATTATCAAAACGGTTGGAAGTGCTTAAACGCAATACTTACAATTATTCCCTGTTTTTGATTTATGATGACCCACAACACCCTGAATTGAATGGTAAAATCAAAATTTTGAGATATGGCAAAATCCTTAACGTTAAACTTGATCAATTATTAAAGGGTGACCCAATTCTCAAAAGAAAGCCGATTGTGCCGTTTGACCTTATTAATGGTAAAGATTTAACTATTGTGGTATCAGAGGGAAATCAAAATATGCCAACATATGAACAAAGTTCTTTCAATGATGGTCTTTGTGGTATTTCATTTGATTGTGGTAAAACTACAATCAAAGAATTTAACCAAGAAACAGGAAAACAAGTTTTTGATTTTTTAAAGACAAATTCCCCTGACCTGTCACAAACGTACTACAAAGAAACAACAGCAGAAGATGCTAAATTGTTAATCAATTGCATTAAAATAGCATTTGGTGAACAGTATTATAAAGAATTCTGTGAATTGTATTTTGAAGTTTTTGGAACTCAGTACGTACCCGAATACAATAATGTTACAACAGTTGCCGAAGGTCAACAGGCTGTAGGATTACAACAGGGAACTACACAGGTACAACCAAAAGTTGCCGAACAACCAAAAGTTGTGGAAACAACAACTCAACCAAAAGTTGTGGAAACAACAACTCAACCAAAAGTTGTGGAAACAACAACTGATAAAGCATCTGTTGACACTACATCGAAATTCAAGTCATTGAAAGACAATGCAGGTACTGTTTCCGCAAGTGAAAAACCTGTAGAAACCGTTATAGAAGCAAATCCTGTAGAAACTATTGCCGCAAATGAAAAACCTGTAGAAACTGCTGTAAAATCAGTTACACAAACTGATCAAAAAGGCTTTGGTGATTTAAACTTTGACAATTTGCCTGATGATATTAACTAATAACTAATACCAAAAGCAAATAAATTAAAAATAGTCCGAGAAATTGTTTCTCGGACTATTTTGTTTTTATGAGTGGAATCTCTCTATATTTATGTTTACACACCCCATATAATCATTCAATGGGTCAAATTCATCCTTAAAATATACATTATTGCTGTCAGTCCAATCACCTCTTATAACTGCTATTTGATTATTATCGACTTTTATATTTCCTAAAGAATCTATGTATTTGCTATCTTGAGATAATAATATAACCTTAACGGAATAAATATTATCTAATCCGTTAATAAGTGACACTATTTCAGAATGTATTATGTCTGATGTTGATTCTCTATTCAACAAATAATTACTTATAATATTTAAAATATTTTGTCTTGTAATCATCATATTTGATATATCGGCATCCACACCATCCTCCAATTCACAGTAAATCATCATTGCGAACTTCTGTATAAGAGGATTTATAAGTTCCATAGTTATATTGGCTGATTCAATACCTGACTCCTGTATCTGTGATAAAATTTGAGCTTTTTCATAATCCAATAATAAAAATTTATCTAAAGATATAGTAAAATAATTTTCACCTGTTATTAACCTGTTAATCAAAGATGGTACTAAGTACACAGAATATTCGTTTATATTATCAATAGTTTTCTTAAATATGTTGATTGACGAAAAATAATTCATCTTTTTAAAGAAATAATTAATTGACTTTTTGTCATGTAATATAAAACTTCTTGAAATGTTTGGTGCTAAAATTTTTGTTAAATTTATATCCTCTGAATCAGCACCAAGGCAAGGTAATATATTGTTGTTTACATAAAAAATATCATCAAGACTTAATTCATTACCATTACCATCAAAGCATGTATCATTAAGTTTCCAAGTTGTTTTTGAATTGAATAAATTACCTATACTTCCATTGG